CCAGAATTGGTAACATCGTAGCAAATACATCTTTAGTTGGTGGTACAATTACCGCTAACACCCAGTTAAATGTTGGTGATGCCAATGTTATCAATGGCATCGATGCATCGTCAGCCAGAATTGGTAACATCGTAGCAAATACATCTTTAGTTGGTGGTACAATTACCGCTAACACCCAGTTAAATGTTGGTGATGCCAATGTGGTGAATAGACTTGATGCATCTTCAGCCAGAATTGGTAACATCGTAGCAAATACATCTTTAGTTGGTGGTACAATTACCGCTAACACCCAGTTAAATGTTGGTGATGCCAATGTGGTGAATAGACTGGATGCATCGTCAGCCAGAATTGGCAACATTGTTGCTAATACATCTTTAGTTGGTGGCACTATCACCGCTAACACCCAGTTAAATGTTGGTGATGCCAATGTGGTGAATAGACTGGATGCATCGTCAGCCAGAATTGGCAACATTGTTGCTAATACATCTTTAGTTGGTGGTACTATTACTGCCAATACACAGCTTAATATTGGCGCAGCCAATGTTGTAAACGGGATTGATGCTGGATCGGCTAGAATTGGTAATATTGTTGCTAATACAAGCTTGATTGGTGGATCATTAACGGCTAACACTCAATTAAATGTTGGTGATGCCAATGTGGTGAATAGACTTGATGCATCTTCAGCCAGAATTGGTAACCTTGTAGCCAATACAAGCTTGATTGGTGGAACATTAACGGCTAACACTCAATTAAATGTTGGTGAAGCCAATGTTATCAATGGCATCGATGCATCTTCAGCCAGAATTGGTAACCTTGTAGCCAATACAAGCTTGATTGGTGGTACTCTTACTGCCAATACACAGCTTAATATTGGCGCAGCCAATGTTATCAATGGCATCGATGCATCTTCAGCCAGAATTGGTAACATCGTAGCAAATACATCTTTAGTTGGTGGTACAATTACCGCTAACACTCAATTAAATGTTGGTGCAGCCAACGTTGTAAACGGTATTGATGCTGGATCGGCTAGAATTGGTAGCATTTTTGCTAATACAAGCTTGATTGGTGGAACATTAACGGCTAACACTCAATTAAATGTTGGTGCAGCCAATGTTATCAATGGCATCGATGCATTGTCAGCCAGAATTGGTAACATCGTAGCAAATACATCTTTAGTTGGTGGTACAATTACCGCTAACACCCAGTTAAATGTTGGTGATGCCAATGTTATCAATGGCATCGATGCATCGTCAGCCAGAATTGGTAATATTGTTGCTAATACAAGCTTGATTAGTGGCACCATCACCGCCAATACAACACTATCTGGTGGTTCTGCTAACATTATTAATGCAATTAATGCGGCATCAGCTAATATAGTTGGAATTGCTAATGCAAATACAGTTAATGTTGGAACATTATCGGCGGTAACAACAGTTATCGGTGGCACCATCACCGCCAATACAACACTATCTGGTGGTTCTGCTAACATTATTAATGCAATTAATGCGGCATCAGCTAATATAGTTGGAATTGCTAATGCAAATACAGTTAATGTTGGAACATTATCGGCGGTAACAACAGTTATCGGTGGCACCATTGTAGCTAATACAAGTGTAACTTCTGCCACAGTAACAGCATCGGGTGACATTTATGGTGCCAGACTACAAGCAGGAAATATTGTTGCTAACACTAATTTGATGGCGGGAAGTATTAATGCCAACAGTTATCTGACTATCGCAAATTCACTCTATTCTGTAACAAGAAATAATGCAGTTACAATTACATCATATACAGGAAATGGAACAACTTTTGTAACTGGAGTTGCCACAAACCATGGGTTGGCTAACGGCGAATTAATTTTTATTAGTGGTGCTGCTGTCACACAAGCTCCATTAAATGGAGTATGGGCTGTTGTTAACACCGGTGTCAATTCAATCATGTTTTCAATTGCTCCAGGAACACTTCCTGTTGGCACAAATACAACTGCTATAGGTTCAACAACAGTAGCTCGTTCATTTAACTATGTCACTTCATTAAATTCTAATAGTTACATTACAACAACAGAAGCATATGCAACAAGGTTACAAGCAGGAAATATTATTGCTAACACAGAATTGATTGGTGGTACATTAACAGCCAATACAACCGCCAATGCGGCAACTGTGTCTGCATCAGGTGATATTTACGGTGCTAGATTACAGAGCGGAAACATTGTTGCTAATACATCTTTAGTTGGTGGTACAATCACCGCCAATACAACACTATCTGGTGGTTCTGCTAACATTATTAATGCAATTAATGCGGCATCAGCCAATATTGTTGGTTTGATGAATGCTAATACAGGTAATGTTGGAACATTATCAGCCGTAACTCAGGTCATAGCAGGTTCTATAACATCAAATGCTGGTATAACAGCAGCATCAGCGTCAATTGGAGCAGGCGGGCTAACAGTATCAGGCAATTTTACTATTACTGGTTCAACTATTAATGATTCGAATACAGTAATACTACGCACTTCTTCACCTCTGTCCCAATCAGACAAAGCATACTTCATGATAAACAGAGGTCAAGTTGTACCTTCTGTATCTTCAACATCTACTTTGACACCCAGTTTAGGTACTAAAGTATTGGCGGTGACCGCAAGCAGTCATGGTTTCACAACAGGTGATCGTATCAGAGCAGAAAATACAGGTTCAAATTTCTTTGAAGGTATAGTAACAATAACAGGAACATCTGGCAATTTTACTTTCACTGTTGTCGCAGATAGTTCGACAGGATCAACCTCAGCATCATCATGGACAATTACACTAGCATCCACTGGTGGAAAAACTAAAGACAGAGCGAATGCTGAAATACGTTGGGACAATGCATCAAATACATGGCAAATTCGTGACGTTGCTGGCGATCCAACTGTTTATACTAATATTGTTACTGAAAAATACACTGCAAACACAAACAATGCAGGTATCGTACAACTTAACGATTCAACCACAAGCACAAGTACAACATTAGCACCAACAGCCGCAGCAGTTAATACATTAAGACTTGCAGTGAATTCTTCTGTTACATCAAATGTTTTAAATTCTGGTGCAGCGGTAGTTGTTGCTCAGAATTTTGTGGAAGCAGTTGATGATTCTGATCCAGGTAATGGTAACTTCAAGTTTAATAATGCCACTATTAGTTCGGCAACTTTTGCTTACATGGACAATCTTGATGCTTATACAAATAATATCACAGGTATTCTTGCAACATATGCAGACTCAAACGGAGTAACAAAGGGTCATCTAAGATTCTCCGTATTTGGTGCGTCAACAACAAAATATGCAGTATTCGCCGTGACCGGTTCAACAGCAGCAACAGGTTATTATAAAGTTGCATTGTCACATGTTTCAAGTGTGGGAACATTTGCTGCCTCTGATCTTGTCATGATTCAATTCAGTAGAGCTGGTAATATTGGACCACAAGGTCCATCAGGACCACAAGGTCCATCAGGACCACAAGGTCCATCAGGACCACAAGGTCCATCAGGACCACAAGGACCAAGTGGACCACAAGGTCCATCAGGACCACAAGGACCAAGTGGACCACAAGGTCCATCAGGACCACAGGGACCAAGTGGACCACAAGGTCCATCAGGACCACAAGGTCCATCAGGACCACAAGGTCCATCAGGACCACAAGGTCCATCAGGACCACAAGGTCCATCAGGACCACAGGGACCAAGTGGACCACAAGGTCCATCAGGACCACAAGGTCCATCAGGACCACAAGGACCAAGTGGACCACAAGGTCCATCAGGACCACAAGGACCAAGTGGACCACAAGGTCCATCAGGACCACAAGGTCCATCAGGACCACAAGGTCCATCAGGACCACAGGGACCAAGTGGACCACAAGGTCCATCAGGACCACAAGGACCAAGTGGACCACAAGGTCCATCAGGACCACAAGGACCAAGTGGACCACAAGGTCCATCAGGACCACAAGGACCAAGTGGACCACAAGGTCCATCAGGACCACAAGGTCCATCAGGACCACAAGGTCCATCAGGACCACAGGGACCTACAGGACCACAAGGTCCAACTGGTCCTACTGGCCCAACTGGTCCAACTGGACCTTCAACTGCAATCAATGCAACCAATGACACAACAACAACAACATTGTATCCAGTAATGATAGGTGCAGCAGGTTCAAATCAAACACCTAAAGTTACTACTTCATCATTCACGTTCGACGCATCAACAGGTGAATTGACCGCAACTACTTACAATTCATCTTCTGATGAAAGATTAAAAGATAATATTGAAACTATAGAGAATGCATTAGCACTAATAACATCAATAAGGGGTGTGACGTTTAACTGGAAAAATACTGGTAAAAAAGGATTGGGTGTGATTGCTCAAGAAGTTGAAAAAGTTTTACCTGAAATTGTTTTACATAATGAAAATGGTTATAAAAGTGTGAATTATGATTCAATAATAGCTATTTTATTAGAGTCAATTAAACAATTAAAACAAGAGATCGAAATATTAAAAAGGAAATAACCTGCTTTACTAAATATACCGATTAGAAAGGAAAGTTTATGCCAGCAGGTTATTCTGAATTATTTCTTGAGCAAGGAGCGGACTTTAACACATCAATTACTCTTGATGATGTGAGTGGTGTTGCATTCAATTTAGCAAGTTATACAGCATCTTCACAAATGAGAAAGTCATATTACTCATCGAACGCTGCTGCTACGTTTACCGTTTCAACCGGAGCGGTACCTTCAGCAGGTATAATTACTTTATCTTTAAATTCGGCAAACACTGCTAACATATATCCTGGCAGATATGTATATGATGTTTACATTACCTCAAATGTGGGAAGAATTCGAGTATTGGAGGGTATAGTTAATGTAAGCCCACAAGTTACTAAATTACCAGGAATGCTATAATGTCACAAACAATAGGTACAGTGAGTGTAAAGGTAAATAGCACTCCTTCTGTTAGAGTACAATCAATTCAATATTTACCAAATCCAGCCAATTATACTATTAAAGCTGCTTCTGACTTGGAAATTTCAAATAATTTGACCGGGCGTGGAGTTTTAACCTACGACGAAACTAATCAAGAATTTGTCGTGCAAGATATACCAAGACTAAACGGAGGCACATTCTAAAATGGCTGGAGCAACCAATACAATCATTCAGATTTTACGTTCGAACACTACTGCATATCCAACAACACTAGAGCCAGGCGAACAGGCGTATTCATACGTATCTCAAAAACTTTTTGTTGGTAACAATGACACAACTGTTATCACGATAGGCGGAAAATATTACGTAGACCTAATTGACAATGCAACAGCAGCCAATACAGGCAACACTCTTGTTCGCCGTGATAATGCCGGTAATGTTGCTTTCAAAATGGTTTCTGTTGCAGACAATGCATCACAGGCCACAGATGTTGTTAACAAAAGTTACTTAGATTCCAGAATTAATGCGCTTTCATCAAATACAATTTATGATGGTGCACCTATCGGCACAAATGGTTATTCTAATGTTCATGTAAATTCCGCAGTCGGTGGTGGGCAAGTTATTGTTGTTGCAAACAATACAACAGTTGCAACGTTCACCAAAACAACTGCATCATTTGTACAAGACGTTGGTATTACAGGTAATCTTGTAGTCAAAGGCACAACATCATATACAAACGTACAGTCACTTCTTGTTTCAAACAATGATATTGTTCTGAATGCAAATGCGTCAGGTTATCCTCTCATCAATGCATACATCACAGTCAATCGTGGTGCAGCAGATAATTCTGCAATTATTTGGAATGAAGCCACTGATAGATGGCAAATCGATAATGCTATTGGCTCGAATTATGATATTGTAGATACAGGTGGTGGGCAATCTATTGGTGGTACAACGACACTTAATGCTGCATCAGTAACAAATGGTTTACATGCAGGTACTTTAGAGGTATCTGGGCATACTAACGTAGCATCATTGACTGCAAACAGTACAATTACCACAGATCAATTAATTGTTGCTGCTAATGTGCAGCTTGCTAACGTCGCCAATGTCTCATATTATGCAAGCATTTTGAATTCTACTGGTAGCGGAAATGATCGTCATTACATTATGTTGTCAGATGACACAACTGGTAATACAAGATTCCAAGCTAACACACTTCTGAATTACGACACTTCAAATACAACACTATCAGTAGGTTATACAACTTATACACCTCTACCAAACACATTATATCAAGCAACAGGTTCAAGTTCAGCCTATATTCAAAACAATATTCAAAACTTAAATAATGGAGGTTCGTCCGATTGGGTAGCTACTGCCGATAATGGTACTGACACTAAAGGCTACATTGATATGGGTATTGCCGGAGGCAATTACACATATGATGGTTTTCATAAACCTAATGACGGTTATTTGTATGTTGCGGGTAACACTGGGCAGGGTCTTGGTAACTTATGGATCGGTACTGCTGTATCTAATACATTGAATCAAACAATTGGTTCTATTTTCTTACATTTAGGTTACGATTCTACGGCAAACATAGTTGGTTATATCAGCAGACAAGGCAACAATCCTGCCAACACTGCAACATGGGCAATTAATAAATCAAGTGGTGCGAACTATAATTATTCTCTTGATGTTGTAGGCTCTGCTAATGTGGCAGCACTGTACATTAATAACACTCAAGTTCTCGGTGAATCATTTGCGCTTCCTGTAACGTTCGGTGGAACAGGCTTAACGTCTGTCACGGCAAATACAGTTCTGTTTGGTAATGGCTCTGGTGCATTAGGAGTAACTAATGTTCCAGTTGAAGGGCAAATATTACAATTTACAACAAATGGTGTCAAATTTGCAAGTCTTGATGGAGGAACATTCTAAATATATTATGTTTATATCGATGATGGAGTTCGTACATGAATCAGGAAAAATTTATAAGTTCTTATATTGATTTACTTAATTCTACCTTAACAGAAGCTATACAAAAAAACTTGACAGTTCTTGCTCAAAGAAATGTTTTTGAGCAAGAACTAAATGAGATTAAATCAAATGTAAATAATGAATCAAAATCTTTAAAAGATACTTTGTCTCAAAGAGATAAAGAAATAAATGAATTGAAATCTCAACTAAATGATGCTAGACGCCAAAAAGATGTTGCAACTGGTGAAACAAATGAATTGAAGAAAAATGTTCAACACGTTGAAACTTTCAAAAGCGAACTCGTCAAAGCTAGAAGCGAAATAGACAGACTTAATAATCAATTACAAGAAAAAGAAAAAGTAATCGATTCTCTTAATAATGAAAACAAAAATCTTCTTGAAAAAATTTCCAAAAAAGAAGAAGATGTCAAATCTATAAAAAAGCCCGTCAGAAAAAATACGGAGCAACTCGTAGAAACAGTAATTGTTAAGGACGCAGGCAGCTTTTAATGTCAAACACAGTAATTCAAATAAAGAAAACCGGAGCAACAGGTAATACACCTGATGCCAACTCACTTTTACCTGGTGAGTTGGCTATCAACTATGCTGACGGCAAACTTTTCTATAAAGATGATGCTAATGTAGTACAGGCGATCTATCTACAAAACCTGTATGAAACAATAAACGTCAATGGTACACTTTTAATACCAACTTCAATCACAGACATTCTTAATTTTCAATCAGGCAATGGCATAAGTCTGACGGCAAATTCAATAACAGAAACTATTTACATTGATGAAACATTATCACCAATAATTAATGCGGTATTTGCTTTTGCTAATACAAGATATAGTTCGAATGGTGGTACAATTTATGGCAGCACAACAATAACTGGTAATCTTGTTGTTGATACGACCGCAAATGCAGTTTCAATCACGACTGAAAATAGTTATTCCGACAAATTTATAGCAAACAGTGTTGTTGCAAACACTGGCGTTATTGGAAATGCTCTAGTATCCAATACAAGTATCTTTGCAAATACAATTATTGCAAACACTTCACTATCAGTTTTGGGACCATCAACAATTTCTGGTAATTTAGTTACAAATTATTTGTCAGTAAATAATGATGTAATTATTTCTGGTAATTTAACCGTACTCGGTAATACACTTACAGTTAATACACAAACCCTCTCAATTGACGATTCGTTAATTTCTCTTGCAAAAAATAACACCACTGATGTGGTTGATATTGGTTTTTATGGGCACTATGCAAACACTCCAAATCTTCATACTGGTTTAGTTAGACATGCAACGGATAAAATCTATTATCTTTTTGATAATCTACAGACAGAACCGTCTTCTACAATTGATGTTGCAAACGCTACAATTGCAACGATCAATGCAAACGTAATTTCTACAAGCATTACACTAAGAGGGTTTGATCCTCTTGCGCATGCTAATGGTGCTTTTAATAAAGCAAACGCAGCATACGATTATGCTAACAACATTTCATTGACACCTGGCCCAACTGGACCACAGGGACCACAAGGTAACATAGGACCAACTGGACCTACTGGACCAACTGGTGCTCAAGGTGATACTGGCCCAACTGGACCACAGGGACCACAAGGTAACATAGGACCAACTGGACCTACTGGACCAACTGGTGCTCAAGGTGATACTGGCCCAACTGGACCACAAGGTCCAATAGGTCCAATAGGACCATCAGGCCCAACAGGACCACAGGGACCACAGGGAGATATTGGTCCAACAGGACCTCAAGGTCCAATCGGTCCAATAGGACCATCAGGTCCAACAGGACCTATTGGACCAACAGGACCACAGGGACCACAGGGAGATATTGGTCCAACAGGACCTCAAGGTCCAATCGGTCCAATAGGACCATCAGGTCCAACAGGTCCTACTGGACCCATAGCCGGTTCAAATCAACAAATTATTTACAATAATAATGGTTCACCTGGTGCATCGGCAAATTTAACATGGGATGGGACAATATTACGTGCAACTCAACTTATAGTAACAAATTCTGCTGGTGATGAAGGTGGAGAAATATTACTAGCGAAACCTGTGTCCAATGTAACATTAAGTGGTACTGGTATTACTATTGATGCTTATCAAAATAAAATAAGATTTTTTGAGCAGGGTGGTAATGCAAGAGGTGTATATATTGACTTGACAGAAGCAGCTAATGGAGCTTCGACAAATTTATTGGCAGGTGGAGCAACCGGACCAACTGGGCCACAAGGTCCAATTGGACCATCGGGTCCAACAGGACCACAGGGACCGATAGGTCCCATTGGTCCAATAGGTCCAAGTGGGCCAACAGGACCGCAAGGACCGATAGGTCCCATTGGTCCATCGGGTCCACAAGGTCCAATAGGACCATCAGGCCCAACAGGACCACAAGGTCCAATAGGACCATCAGGCCCAACAGGACCACAGGGACCTCAAGGTGATATTGGTCCATCGGGTCCACAAGGTCCAATAGGACCATCAGGTCCAACAGGACCACAAGGGCCGATAGGTCCCATTGGTCCATCGGGTCCACAAGGTCCAATCGGACCATCAGGTCCAACAGGACCACAGGGTCCAATAGGACCAATTGGACCAATCGGACCATCGGGTCCAACAGGACCACAGGGACCGATAGGTCCCATTGGTCCAATAGGTCCAAGTGGGCCAACAGGACCACAGGGACCAATAGGACCAATCGGTCCAATAGGACCATCAGGACCAACTGGTCCACAAGGTCCAATAGGACCAATAGGACCAATCGGTCCAATAGGACCATCAGGCCCAACAGGACCACAGGGGCCTGCTGGACCAATCGGTCCAATAGGACCATCAGGACCAACTGGTCCACAAGGTCCAATAGGACCAATAGGACCAATCGGTCCAATAGGACCATCAGGTCCACAAGGTCCAATAGGACCAATAGGACCAATCGGTCCAATAGGACCATCAGGTCCACAAGGTCCAATAGGACCATCAGGTCCAACAGGACCACAGGGTCCAATAGGACCAATTGGACCAATTGGACCATCAGGTCCAACAGGACCACAGGGTCCAATAGGACCAATTGGACCAATCGGACCATCAGGTCCAACAGGACCACAGGGTCCAATAGGACCAATAGGACCAATTGGACCAATTGGACCATCAGGTCCAACAGGACCACAAGGACCGATAGGTCCCATTGGTCCAATAGGACCATCAGGTCCAACAGGACCACAGGGTCCAATAGGACCAATTGGACCAATCGGACCATCAGGTCCAACAGGACCACAAGGACCTACAGGAGCAACATCATATTCAATTCCTGATACCGGCGCTGCTCCTCGATATATACTTTTAGGTACGTGGTCAACTGCTCAGTCTGGGCAAACACTTTTAATTGATATTGTTGCACATGCAGGTTACAATGCAGATACAACTCAAAATCAATACACTAAATTATATTTTAAAACATCAAACGGTTCTTCAAACGTTGGCGGTTTTTATGGTGACGGATTAGCAACAAGATTTACAACTCTTGGTACTAATAGTTCTTCACCTAGTACAATAAGAGTGATACAAAATTCAACAACAAGTTATGAAATTTATGGAAATTTTGGCACTTACACCAATGGTTCAACATATCAAGTTCAGACAGGTAGTGGAACAACCTGGACACATTCAGGAACTATATATATTGGTACACCAACAGGAACATATATTGATATCACGCCGGCAACGGCAATAGGTCCAACTGGTCCAACTGGTCCACAAGGACCCATTGGTCCAATCGGTCCAATTGGTCCAATAGGTCCAATCGGACCATCAGGACCAACTGGTCCACAAGGACCCATTGGTCCAATAGGTCCAATAGGTCCAATAGGTCCAATCGGACCATCAGGACCATCAGGACCACAGGGTCCAATAGGACCAATCGGACCAATCGGACCATCAGGACCACAGGGTCCAATAGGACCAATCGGACCAATCGGTCCAATCGGACCATCAGGACCACAGGGTCCAATAGGTCCAATCGGACCAATCGGTCCAATCGGACCATCAGGACCACAGGGTCCAATAGGACCAATAGGACCAATCGGTCCAATAGGACCATCAGGTCCAACAGGACCACAGGGTCCAATAGGACCAATAGGACCAATCGGTCCAATAGGACCATCAGGTCCAACAGGACCACAGGGTCCTGCTGGACCATCAACAACTATAAACGCAACAGATGATACAACAACTGCTGCAAATCATTACCCCGTTTTTGTAGCCGCAGTTGGTTCAAATCAAACAGCCGAAGCTTCAAGCACAAAATTATATTTTAATCCAAGCACAGGAACTTTAAACGCTACCATCTTCAATTCTCTTTCGGATAAAAACAAAAAAGAGAACATTCAAACTATTGAAAATTCACTAAATAAAATTTTAGGAATGAGAGGTGTCAGCTTTAATTGGATAGACACAAAACAAAAATCAATTGGTATAATTGCACAAGAAGTCGAAGAAATTATACCAGAGATAGTGTCTACAAATGAAAATGGCACCAAATCAATTTCTTATGACAGCGTTATTGGTTTACTGATAGAAGCAATTAAAGAGCAACAAAAACAAATAGATAATTTAACTGAGACAGTAAGGAGATTAGACAAATGACGGTGTATGCAAATCTTGAAAATGGCGTACTAAAGGGGCAATATGATTTACTCCCTGAAAAATGGAATGGGCACGACAATTTTCATTTAAAATGTAAAGTCGATGAAAACTTTATGCGTGAAAATGGTTTCGTTAAGATTATTCGAGACACCACACCATTTAATCCAGAAACACATAAAATGTCAGATTATTTACTTTATGAAGTTATTGATGGTGAAGTTTATGAACATAGAAATATTTTAGAAATTCCTAAACCTTCTCAGGAAGAAAATACACCTCCTCAGGAAGAAAATACACCTCCTGAAGAAGAAAATACGACAGAGTAATTAGTATTTAATGCCAACCACTAATTTTAAAATCAGTTCAGGTTCCGATTTAGACGCTCTATTTGAACCAATCGGGTCTGCATCAAAAAGGGCTGATGTAAGTTATCAAGTTACTGGGGCTGATATCTCCAACTATTACTATCCAGTCAGTGCTGGAGGTACTGCTTTTGGTACCACCAACCTACAATCTAGTGGTGTGGATATAGGTACATTGTTTGCGGCAATTGGTACAGTTGTTTCATCTAAAGGTCCACTTTACCAATGGGGAATTAATAGATATGGACAAATAGCATTTACAAGTGATACTTATAGTTGGACAATTGTATCAGCAAGAGGCAGTTATAATACCTTAGCAATTCGTTCAGATAATTTATTATTTGCTTGGGGGCGTAATCAAAATGGTTCACTAGGTGATGAAACAACCATACGTAGATTATCACCAGTACAAATAGGATCCAGTTCTTGGACAGCGGTGGCATCAGGTTCAAGACATACATTAGCCATTCGTTCGGATGGTATATTATTTACTTGGGGTCTAAATTCTTTAGGTGAATTAGGTGATGGTACAACGGTTAATAAATCATCTCCTGTACAAATAGGATCCAGTTCTTGGACTGCTGTGGCCACTTCAACCGGCACACATTCAGTAGCCATTCGTTCGGATGGTGCATTATTTACTTGGGGCGGTTCATCCTTTGGTCAATTAGGTGATGGTACAACGGTTAATAAATCATCTCCTGTACAAATAGGATCCAGTTCTTGGACAGCCATAACAGCCGGCACTTTTCATACAGCAGCCGTTCGTTCTGGTGGCACATTATTTACTTGGGGCCTAGGAAATTATGGGCGTTTAGGATTTGTTAACGATTCTTTGAGTTGGACAGTTGTATCGGCGGCTCCAGGTTCAATAAGCAGTCATACAGCAGCCATTCGTTCGGATGGTATTTTGTTTGCTTGGGGTACTAATCAAGTTGGTCAATTAGGTGATGGTACAACGGTTAATAAATCATCTCCTGTACAAATAGGATCCAGTTCTTGGACAGCCGTATCAGTCGGAAATAGTCATACAGCAGCCATTCGTTCGGATGGTAGATTATTTACTTGGGGTCTAAATTCTTCAGGTCAATTAGGTGATAATTCATTGCTTAGTAAAACATCTCCTGTACAAATAGGATCCAGTTCTTGGACAGTCATTTTCAGTGGAGCTAGTCATACAGTAGCCATTCGTTCTGGTGGTACACTGTTCACTTGGGGTATAAATTCTTCAGGTCAATTAGGTGATAATTCAACGCTTAATAAATCATCTCCTGTACAAATAGGATCCAGTTCTTGGACAGCCATTTCGGGTGGAGGTTTTCATACACTGGCCATTCGTTCCGGAGGGACATTATTTAGTTGGGGGGCCGGAGCAAATGGTCGCCTTGGTGATAGTACAACGCTTAGTAAATCATCTCCTGTACAAATAGGATCCAGTTCCTGGACGGCTGTGTCGGCCGGCAACTTTCATTCAGCAGCCATTCGTTCCGGTGGCACATTATTTGTTTGGGGTTCAAATGCTGTCGGGCAAACTGGTGATGGTACAGTTGTCACTAAGTCATCTCCAGTACAAATAGGTTCCAGTTCCTGGACGGCTGTGTCGGCCGGTCTCTCTGCTACAGCAGCCATTCGTTCTGATGGTGCATTATTCACTTGGGGTCAAGGAAATTATGGCCGACTTGGTAGTGGCACCACAACTAGCAGATCGTCTCCAGTACAAGTAGGATCAAGTTCTTGGACAATTATAACAGTAGGTCCAACTCATACCGCAGCCATTCGTTCCGGTGGCACATTATTTGCTTGGGGTCTAAATGCTACAGGTCAATTAGGTGATAATACAACGGTTAATAAATCATCTCCTGTTCAATTAGGCACTAATGAACCATTTAATGTAAGTTCTCCCACACAAGTGGGATTAAGTTCTTGGACTGCTGTGGCAGCAGGCGGGAACCATACAGCAGCTATTCGTTCTGGCGGCACATTATTTACTTGGGGTTTTAATAGTAATGGTCAACTTGGTGATGGCTCAGTTACTAACAAAAATTCTCCAGTACAAATAGGTTCCAGTTCTTGGAATGCTGTGGCAGCAGGGGACAGACACACAGCAGCTATTCGTTCTGGCGGCACATTATTTATTTGGGGACAAGGAACATATGGTCAATTAGGTGATGGCTCATTTGCTAGTAAATCGTCTCCAGTACAAATAGGTTCCAGTTCCTGGACGGCTGTGTCAGCCGGGAGCACTCATACAGCGGGCATACTTTCTAATAATTTATTATTTCTTTGGGGGTCTTCATATCATGGTTCATTAGGATTTAATAATTTTTTAACTGTAACATCTCCAATACAATTAGGAAATAATCCTGCGGATCGATCATCTCCAGTACAAATAGGATTGAGTTCTTGGACAGTTGTATCAAACGGCGGCTCACATACGGCAGCCATTCGTTCCGATGGTATATTATTTACTTGGGGAATAGGCTCAAATGGTCGACTTGGTGATAACTCAGTTACTAGTAAATCGTCTCCAGTACAAATAGGATCCAGTTCTTGGACTGCCATATCAGCAGGATACGGACATACAGCAGCCATTCGTTCCGATGGTATATTATTTACTTGGGGTGCGGCCGCCTCCGGTCAATTAGGTGATGGCTCAATTACTAGTAAATCGTCTCCAGTACAAATAGGTTCCAGTTCTTGGACAGCCGTATCAGCAAGAAACCACACAGCAGCCATTCGTTCTGGTGGCACATTATTTACTTGGGGTTTAAATAATTATGGTCAATTAGGTGATGGGACAACAGGTACAATTAATAACAAAAATTCTCCAGTACAAATAGGATCCAGTTCTTGGACAACCGTATCAGCAGGGGCCAGACACACAGCAGCTATTCGTTCTGGCGGCACATTATTTACTTGGGGCGGTGGATCCTATGGTCAATTAGGTGATGGTACAGCCGTTAATAAATCATCTCCAGTACAAATAGGTTCCAATTCTTGGACAGCCATATCAGCCAGCGATTTTCATACAGCAGGCATTCAGACTGATCAATTATTATTTACTTGGGGTCTAAATATTTATGGTCAATTAGGTGATGGCTCAGTTGCTAGTAAATCGTCTCCAGTACAAATAGGTTCCAGTTCTTGGACAGCCGTATCAGCAGGAGACGGACATACAGCAGCCATTCGTTCGGATGGTAGATTATTTACTTGGGGTCTAAATTTTTCAGGTCAATTAGGTGATAATACAACGGTTAATAAATCATCTCCTATACAAATAGGATCCAGTTCTTGGACAGTCATTTCCGCTAGAACTTTTTTTACATCAGCTTTGAAAAAATCATGATTGAAAAATAAAAATGGAGCAATAATGCATTTGATAGATCAACAACTTAATTTAATGATACGTGGGCGTTTTGAAGAAGGATGGAAATTAGCAGAGCAAATGGAAGCTAATGATCCTGATGATCCCAGAGCTAAGTTTAATAGGGGATGGTTTTTAATTAATCAAGGCAATCTTCAAGATGGTTTTAAATGTCTTGAATATGGGCGCCCACTGAAAGTTTATGGCTCAGGAAAAATTAATACAACAAAAACAATTTGGAATGGGCAAGACGATCTAACGGATAAAACAGTTATTCTCAATATGGAATGTGGTTATGGTGATCAAATCATCTATGCAAGGTTTGCAACAGAAGTGTGGAAAAAAGGAGGTAAAGCAATACTTTGTTGTGATAAATCTTTGCATTCTTTATTTTCTAGGATTCCCGGAACACATAAGTGTATAACATTAGATGAAGTGTCCTCTACATATCATGACTATTGGATTCCAGGGTTCAGTTGTAGCTGGTTATTCGGGCATACTTTTGAAACATTACCAAAACAACCTTTCATTTTTGCAAAACAAGAAAGCATTGATGTTTGGAAAACAATTTTAAATACAAAAAAGAAAATAAAAATAGGCATTCGTTGGAGCGGAAGCCCATTATTTGAACATCAACAATTTCGTATATTTCCTCCCGAAAAATTAATTAATCTTTATAAAGACAACGATCATATACAGTTTTATAGTCTGCAAAGAGATACGGATGTGAGGGAATTACCTGTTGAAATTTCTGATCTGCAACATTTAATAATTTCTTGGGAAGACACTGTTGCATGTATCGAAAATCTCGACTTGGTAATAAGTTCCTGTACAAGTATAGCACATTTATCAGCAGCCATGGGAAAACCAACTTGGGTCATAGTGCCTATTTTACCTTACCATGTTTGGGCATATGGCGATAGACATAGCCCATGGTATGAAGATACTACAAAGGTATTCAGACAAAAGAAGTTTGCCAAATGGGATGAAACGTTTGAAGAGGTTTCACAAGAACTTAAAAAACTTTTTCCAAAATAATTCGTCAATAAATAGTTTATATTACTATATGATTTTTAAATGGAGTGATCATGAAAAAAGAAAATTTATATTTTATTGCTGGCTTACCTAGAGCAGGTTCAACTTTAATTACCAATATATTAAAACAAAATCCAAAAATACATGGTGAATCTGTCAGTTCACTTGCTTCAATAATTGGAACTGTTAATGCTAGTTGGTCTAATTTTGATGCCAATAAAGAGTATAGAAATGATCAAGCAAAAGTTGGTGTTTTAAAATCTATACTTGAAGGTTATTATTCTCATATTGACAAATCAATAGTTTTTGATAAAGATAGGGGATGGGTTCCTTTAATTGGGCTTATTGAAGCTATCACACAACAACAAGTCAAAATGATTATTTGTGTCAGAAATCCTGCTGAAATATTGACTTCATTTGAAAGATTGAGAAAAGACAATCCTTTGTTCTTTACAAATGTTGATGCTAATCTAAGAGAAGGATCTAATATATCTTCAAGAGCATATTATTATGCTGGTCCTGATGGTGCATTAGGGTTAAGCCATAGGAATATAAGAGATGCTATTGTAATGGGTTATCTTGACCGATTTTTGTTCATAGATTATAACAGATTTTGCAATAGCCCAAAATCTCAGACTAAAAGAATTTATGATTTTTTTGAATTACCAGATTTTCAGCATGATTTTTCCAAAATAGAACAAACTGAAAACTACAATGATCTTGCAGTTGGTTTACCAAACCTTCACAAAGTTAAACCAACACTCGAAAAAACCACGGTAAATTGTGTAGAATATCTAGGGTTGGATTTATACGATCAATATAATCGTGAAATTTTTTGGAATGCATGGATATAATATTAAAAAGGAATGAATTGAAATGGATTTAATTGTACCAGAACATACAAAATTAAATATGGGTTGTGGATTTAAAAAACTTGATGACCATTGGAATGTTGATATCGAAAAAAGATGTAACCCAGATCAAGTATTAGATTTCGAAGTTACTCCTTGGCCTTATGAAGATAATTTTTTTGATAAGATCAATGCAGACAATATTCTTGAACATCTAGGGCAAGATCCAAAAGTGTTCACAAAGATTATTAAAGAAATGTACCGAGTTAGTAAAGATCAAGCAGAATGGTTTATCAATGTTCCACACCATCGGTGTGATCTATATTGGGATGATTACACTCATGTAAGACCTCTCTCAGCAAAAACATTTAGAATGTTTGATCAAAAGGTAAATTTTGAATCTATCGAAAAAAATCTTAGCGATAGTACCTTTGGTTTATATAATAGTGTGGATCTGGAAGTCTATGATAGTACACTTAACTTCGTTAATTACTGGTTACAGCAGCAAGATGAAGGAATGTTAGGTGCTAAACAACTTATGATTAATTTGAATACAATGTCTAATGTTGTTGAAAGTGTAAACATCTTTATTCGGGTACATAAACCTGGGCGATTTGAAGATTGGTTCAATAAGTATCAAAAATGATATTCAATATTGGTGATAAAGTACACAGAAATGTTTTGCTAAGTTGTGACCATGGGTTGATGATTGTAAACAGATTTGATTGCAATCATGAACAAGTTGGTCATGGGCAATGGCTTTTGGATCACGGAAACACTTCAACAATAGAAGCTGCAAATTGTTATAGTTTATTAAAAGAGTTGCCAGAACCTATAATTTTTGACATTGGTGCAAATATAGGAACGTTCACAACTTGGATGGCAAGAGCATTTCCAAACGGTAAAGTCCATTCGTTCGAACCACAAAGAGCAGTCTTTCAAATGCTATCAGGTAACGCAGCAATTAACAATCTATATAATGTATACACATACAATATGGCTTTAGGTAAAGAAAATGCAAAGATTGAGTTTGAAGAACCGAATTATTTCGAAAAGAATGACTATGGAACTTTCAGTCTAGTTGAAAACATCATTCAACAAAAAACAAAAAATTTAATTACGGTAGAAATAAAGACTCTTGATACATTTTTAGAATACTATAATATACCAAAAGTTGATTTGCTAAAGATAGATGTGGAAGGAATGGATCTAGATGTGCTAATTGGTGGGCATAAAACAATAAAAAAATATTTGCCAATAATTTTTATTGAACATTCTGACAATAGAAAATCAATTCTAGAAGAGATTAAAGAGTTTTTGAACAATTTCGATTATGGTTATACCATAATAGGTAATAATGTTTTATGTAGGCCATTATGATTACAAATATACATTATGCGTATCAGTTATGTGACATACAGAATAGAGAACATGACAAGAGGATATGTGGAACGGATAGAACTCTTTTATCAAAAAAATCATTGAAGTCTTTCCTTATCTCTGTACAAAGTTGTGTCGAAAAATTTACCAACACTAAACACACAATAAGGATATTTAATGATAGGTCGACAAAGTGTCTACTGGACTTTGTTGATAAATGCATCACAGAATTTTCTTCCAAAAATATTATCATTGAGATAGAAAATCTCAAAAACTCTGGTATAACTAATTCAATTAAACAGTGTTATATTTGGATGCAACTAAACGGAAAGGATTTTGTTTATCAAGTTCAAGACGATTATATGTTTACAGAAAATGCAATTTTTGAGATGCTTGAGTTACAAAATCATCTCAAAAATGAATTAAACGAGTATGTAGTATTATCTCCATGGAACGATTCTTGGTTATGGAAACTTCCTTACAGAAACAAATCAACCCCTAGAGTGGTCATATGTTCCAATCATAGATATTGGATACAATACTACGATATGAGTTGTTCCTTTTTTCTACATCATTCTGAATTTTCAAGACATTGGGATTACTATCATGATTTTTTCTACCTATTAAAAAAATTACCCAGCTCAAAGGAAAATAATTTAGAAAATCAATCATTGAACTATATGTTAACAAGGAGAGGTGTTCTGGGTTTGGTTCCAATTAATAGTATTGCGTTTCATCTTCAATCACAATTGGAGGAAGATCCTCATATTGATTGGAGAAAAATTTGGGATTCTATAGAGGTTTAATATAATGCATGATGAACAGTTTGAATATGTAAAAAGTGTCAGAGAAAAACATCCTTTTTATTTTCTGAATAAAAAAGTCCTTGAAATAGGGAGCTTAAATATTAATGGAACCATAAGAGTTCTCTTTGAAAATTGTGACTATTTTGGTATAGATGTTGGACCAGGTAAAGATGTAGATTGCGTTTGTTTGGGCCATGAATTTAATAAGCCAGACAATTTCTATGATGTAGTCATTTCATGTGAAACATTAGAACATGATCCGCATTGGAAACTAACCTTTAAAAATATGATTAGACTATGTAAACCAGGTGGTATTGTTATTATGACTTGTGCAACCACAGGTAGAAAAGAACATGGAACTTTGGCATTCGAACCTCAAAGTTCTCCGAATACAGTAAAATTAGGATGGAATCATTATAAAAACTTAACCGAATCCGAGCTAATGGAAGATAACGATATAGATGAACTTTTTTATTTTTATTATTTTGAAACAAACAAAAGTTCTTGCGATTTATATTTTTATGGCATAAAATGTTAAAAGTTTTTGTTAACGGTACATTTGACGTTTTACACCCTGGGCACATTAATTTGTTTCAAAATGCAAAAAGTAAAGGTGATTTTTTATTTGTTGCAATAGATTCGGATAATAGAGTTTCACATTTAAAAGGTATAGATAGGCCCTTCAACACTCAAGAAAATCGAAAATATATATTAGAAAGTATAAAATACATTGATAAAGTTATCATATTTAATGATGACGATCAATTAAAATACTTGATAAAAGATTACCAACCTGATATAATGATGGTAGGTTCTGATTGGAAAGGTAAAAATATTATTGGTTCTGAATATGCAAAACAACTTATTTTCTTTGATAGAGACAGCCGTTACTCAACAACAAAAATCCTTGAAAGTTTTATTAATAGGAGACAGTTGCATAGATGAATATCAATACGGCATTTGCAATAGATTAAGCCCAGAAGTACCAGTCCCTATACTCGATTTAAAAAGAATTGAACAGAAAAATGGTATGGCTAGCAATGTCAAAGATAATTTGGAAAGTCTAGGCGCACATGTAGTTTCTTTCCTCAGTAAAAATTCTAAAAAAATTCGTTATATTGATGAGAAATCTAATTATCATTTATTAAGAATAGATAATGATGTAAAGTCTGAGCCATTAAAAATCAACACAGATTTTCCTAAAAATATAGATGCAATTGTCATATCAGATTATAACAAAGGTTTTGTTTCTTATGGACTAATCGAAGAGTTAATAAAGAAATACAAAAAGATTCCCATTTATATTGATACAAAGAAGCAAGACTTGCAAAAGTTTAATGGTTGTTTTGTTAAGATAAATGAATCGGAATACAACAACAGGATCTCAGATACACAAAATCTAATTGTTACATTTGGTGGTTCGCATGTTAAGTTTAAAGATAAAATATATACAGTGCCGAGAGTAAAAGCATTTGATCCATGTGGTGCAGGTGATACTTTCTTGGCGTCATTTGTTTTCTGCCATCTACTAACAAAAAATATAGACGTTGCAATAGAATTTGCAATTAGAGCATCGACTATTACAGTTCAACACATCGGAACGTATAGCCCAAAATTAGAGGAAATATTATGTTAACAGTTGAAAAAGGATGGGGGCACGAATTAATTTGGGCAAACAACGAGAAATATTGTGGTAAGTTTCTCAATTTTAAAACTGGTTCAAAATTCAGCATGCATTTTCATGCAGAAAAGGATGAGACATGGTATGTTCTAAGTGGAGAATTCATCGTGGAATGGATCAATACGAAAGATGCAACTCGTGATTCTCGTATACTAAAAGCTGGTGATGTATGGAGGAATGAACCCTTATTTCCACACCAATTAATATGCGAAAAAGAAGGTTCTATTATTGAAGTAAGCACGAAAGATAATTGCGATGACAATTATAGAGTGCTGCCAGGAGACAGTCAGAAATGATTCTAGTTACAGGGCATAAAGGATTTATCGGTTCTCACCTCTACAGGCACATTTTAAATTCTGGTATAAAAGTTCGTGGTTTTGATTGGGGTGACACACTGAATTTGGATGGTGTAAAAACCGTCATGCATCTAGGAGGCATTTCGTCCACAACAGAAAAGAATGTGGAAAAAATAATGCATCAAAATTATGATTTTAGTGTTGATCTTTTAGAAACTTGTATCGAAAGGCGTATTCATTTTCAATATTCATCTTCTGCTTCATTATATGGAAAAAATACTTTGTTCGCAGAGGATTCACCGGTTGATCCTCAAACACCATATGCATGGTCAAAGTACATGTTTGAGAGATACGCAACAAGAAAGGAATCCAATATATTAATACAAGGATTCAGATATTTTAACGTTTGGGCTGAGACAGGGGAGGGGCATAAGGGCAACCAATGCAGCCCTTATTTTAAATTCGCTAAAGAAGCTAAAGAAAATAATACCATAACACTTTTTCAAAACAGTGAAAATTGTAAAAGAGACTTTATACATGTCGATCAAATAGTAAAATATCATTTAAAATTCTTAGAAGTCAAAGAAAGTGGTATCTGGAACTTAGGTACTGGTGTTGCCAAATCTTTTTTAGATGTTGCAAATGAGATATCAAAGAATTACTATAACTGTGAGTATAAATTTATACCAATGCCCGAAAATTTAAAAGATTCATACCAATATTATACCTGCGCAGACATGAAAAAGACAGAATCGACACTAAAAAAGTGGAAATTATTATGATAATTGTCGTGGATAAATAATTATACGCTAAATAAAATTCAATAAGCACGACATGTCATTTAAAATCAACAAAAATGTTGTAGTCGATACCGATAGAAACGCTTATTTATCTGGTGCGACACTAGATAATTATGTTACTTTAGGAAACCCATTTCAAGGTTCTTCCGCAGGGTTTTCTTCTGGAGGATATGCTTTCCCATCTCCATTTACAAACGTAATAGATAAATTTCCTTTTGCAACAAATGCAAATGCAACTGATGTTGGTGATTTGACTGTAAGTAGGATATATGTAACAGGACAATCATCAACAATTTCAGGATATACATCAGGTGGTTTGGCTCCTCCTTACTCAAATGTTATTGATAAATTTCCTTTTGCATCTAATGCTAATGCTACTGATGTAGGAGATTTAACTGTTTCAAGGCAAAGTGCTGCTGGGCAATCTTCTGTTGTATCTGGTTATTCATCTGGAGGATTTTCTGATTCAATTCCAACCTTTGTTCATAACGTAATAGATAAATTTCCATTTGCTACAAATATAAATGCTGCTGACGTTGGCGATTTAACGGTGGCAAGAGACCAACCTGCTGGGCAATCATCTTCAATATCCGGTTATTCATCTGGAGGATTTACACCTTCAGCATCAAACGTAATAGATAAATTTTCTTTTTCGACAGACGCAAATGCAACAGACGTAGGAGATTTAACTGTTGCGAGATCAAGCTGTGGGCAATCATCTTCAATATCCGGTTATTCATCTGGAGGATTTACACCTTCATATTCAAACATAATAGATAAGTTTACTTTTGCGGCAAATGCTAATGCTGCTGATGTTGGTGATTTAACTGTTGCTAGATCACAGGTAGCAGGACAATCATCTTCAGTTTCCGGATATACTTCTGGAGGAAGTACACCTTCTTCATCAAACGTAATAGATAAATTTCCTTTTGCAACCGATGCTAATGCAACTGATGTAGGAGATTTAACGGTAGCAAGATTTGGTCTTGCTGGTCAACAAATTTAGGTAAAAAATGCCACTTAAAACTAAAAGTATAATTTTTGCAGACAATACAACATTAAGCAGTTCTTTTGCTAATGTTTTTATTACAGGCACCGACTCTTTCTTAAAAGTTGGTGGTTCTTTGCAAGGAGAAATATCAGGTTACACCTCTGGTGGCTATATTCCAGCATTACCTACTGTTTCAAATGTAATTGATAAATTTCCTTTCTCTACCAATTCAAATGCGAGCACCGTTGGTAATTTAACAGTTAGGAGGCTGGGTTCTGCTGGGCAATCTTCTACAGTTTCAGGTTATAATTCAGGAGGATTAGCACCACCAAGCGCGCCATCACCAATAGTATCGAATGTAGTAGATAAATTTCCTTTTGCAGCAAATGCAAATGCAACTGATGTTGGTGACTTAACAGTTGCAAGATACTATGTATCTGGGCAATCATCAACGGTTTCAGGATACACATCAGGAGGAACATCTCCTTATTCAAATGTGATTGATAAATTTCCTTTTGCGACGGATGCAAACGCAACAGATGTTGGTGATTTGACTTTGGCTAGAGCAGAAAGTGCTGGGCAATCGTCTGTTGTTTCTGGTTATACATCAGGAGGATATTCATTTCCACCAAGTTCTTACTATAATGTAATAGATAAATTTCCATTTTCTACAAACGCAAACGCAACAGATGTTGGTGATTTGGTTTTATCAAGATATGGAATGGCCGGACAATCTTCTTCTATTTCCGGTTATACTTCTAGCGGTACAGATGGCAGCACATCTTTAAATATAATTGATAAATTTCCTTTTGCAGCAAATGCAAATGCAACTGATGTTGGTGATTTATCAGTGGTGCGATACCGAACAACGGGGCAATCTTCTGTTGTCTCTGGTTATAATTCTGGTGGAACTCAACCGTTTCCATTCAATCCTTTCACTAGCTATAATATAATAGACAAATTTCCTTTTGCTGTAGACGCAAATGCAACTGATGTTGGTGACTTAACAGTTGCAAGATATAGCCCTGCTGGACAACAGGTATAAAAAAATGACATACAAATTAAGTAAATTTTCATTTATATCTTCAGCAACTAAACTGACAAGCACAGGCATGTCCTCTGCAAGCAATGAAACTGGAGTAAATCAAGCTTTTATTGAAATTTCGAATGTTTTAGGTGGAAAAATATCTGGTTATACGTCAGGAGGCCAAACTTCCGGATTTATAAATTCAAACGTAATAGATAAATTTCCTTTTTCGACAGATGCCAATGCAACAGACGTTGGAGATTTAACTGTTGCTAGATCACAGGTAGCAGGCCAGTCTTCATCAATTTCGGGATACACATCAGGCGGTCCTTTGTCAAATGTAATTGATAAATTTCCTTTTGCAATAAATGCAAATGCTACTGATGTTGGTGATTTGACTGTTGCAAGAAACGGCGTAGCCGGTCAATTTTCTACAGTATCCGGTTATACAACAGGAGGTTACGTACCTCCAAATATAAGATCAAACGTAATAGATAAATTTCCTTTTGCTACAGATAGAAATGCTGCTGACGTTGGAGATTTAACTGTTGGTAGAAGCATTTTGGGAGGTGGTCAATCATCAACAATTTCAGGATACACATCAGGCGGTTTTGCTCCTCCTTTCTCAAATGTAATTGATAAATTTCCTTTTTCGACAGATGCCAATGCAACTGATGTAGGAGATTTAACTATTGCTAGATATGGTATAGCTGGACAATCATCTTCAATATACGGTTATTCATCCGGAGGATTTACTGGATCTAATTCAAACGTAATAGATAAATTTCCTTTTGCAATAAATGCAAATGCTACTGATGTTGGTGATTTAACCTTTGCTAGTGCTAGAAGAGAACCGGCCGGACAATCATCTATAGTTTCCGGATATACATCAGGAGGTGCGAATGAAAATTATTCTCCTTCGATTTTAAATATAATAGATAAATTTCCTTTTGCAACCGATGCTAATGCAACTGATGTAGGTGATCTAACAGTGGTTAGATATGAATCGGCCGGTCAACAATATTAATTTTTTAACTATGGTGAATTATGAATATGATACATTTTTGTGGTGGGCTTCCCAGATCGGGAAGTACCATTTTGATGAATATACTGCAACAAAATCCTAGAGTTTTCACAACAGGCACATGCGCTCTTTTAAATATCTTACAAGATAATATCTTAATTAAATCAAGATACTCAGAACCGTTTCAAGCTATGTCAACAGAACAAGCTGACAAAGCAATGTATGGGCTTATTCATGGTGCAACAAAAGGATGGTTTGAAGCTTTAACCGAAAAGCCAGTTGTCATATCCAAAAGACATGGATGGTCAAATCTGTTTCATCTTTTTACACAATCAAAATTTATATGTGTCATTAGAGATTTAAGAGATATTGTTGAAAGTTTCGAAAAAATAGCAAACAAAACTCTAGCACTTCATTCTTTTGGTAACGATGGTAGCTTTACCCCTTCGATGCATTATCAAGAAAAATATCGTTATTATTTTAATGAAAGTAACTCTTTATCGAAAAATTTACAATATGAAATTCCAAGAATGATGGAGATTTTTAAACAAAAGAAATCTAACGTAATTTTTATACGATATGAAGACTTCACAAAGCAACCATATTATATTTTAGAAAAACTATATAAATTTTTAAATGAAGAATATTTTGAACACAGTTTAAATAAAATTAACCAATCAGAATTATTTGAACATGATCATGCTTACTTCAGAGAAAGAACGGAACATACCACACTGAGTAAGTTTAAATATTTTTCCGAGCCAGAAAGAGTTCTTTCGGATAAATTTCACGATTTAGTCGTGCAAGAAAATAAATGGTTTTATGAGGCATTTTATCCAGATGTACTAACGAATAAACTATGAAAGGTGAATGATGAAAAGCACTATTGAATATTTTGAGAAGAACGGATACGTAGTTTTAAAAGATGCATTGACTAAACAACAATGTAAACAGCTAACAAAACACATGTTCGATTTGCATGAAAATGGTAAGTTGGTCAAAGATGAACAATGCCCACTTTCAGATGCAATATATGGTGATCCAATCTTCGATAACATTTTACAAAAATTTGCAAAGCCTATTGGTGATGCAGTGGGAAAAGAATTACTACCCACATACACATATGCAAGAATTTATCGACCAGGCGAAATATTAAAAAAACATAAAGATAGGCCAGCATGTGAAATAAGCGCAACAATGACTTTGGGTTTTGATTCGGAACCTATTTGGCCTATATTATTTGACGAAGAAAAGGAAATACCCGTTGAATTGGATGTGGGGGAAATGGCAGTATATAAGGGCTGTGACATTCTACATTGGAGAACTCCTTTTAAAGGGCAATGGCACGTTCAGGTTTTCTTGCATTATGTGGATGCAAATGGTCCATATAAAAATCATTTCAAAGATGGAAGAGATTCATTTGGTGTTCAAAAACAATCAAATGTTGAAAATAAAAAACGTTCTTTTATAAATGAATTGTCTGAGCAACAAAGTAAAAATATAGAACAACAAATCACAGTACCTAAACCGATTTTTAATTCTGTTATCATACCAAGTGGCGATAATTATTTTCCTGGTTACTTTTGTATTGATTCAAAGAATGTGCCAGAATTAAAATTCAATTTGTCTGAATGCAATTCAATAATTTCTCTATCGAAAAAAAGATATCCAACAACAGCCAGTGTTGGTGGTTCTACTGAAAATAGTAGAATTTCTAAAGATATAAGATCGGCCAATATTTTCAATATAGAAAATAATGAAGAAAATAAATGGATCTATGAAAAAATAGCAAACATTGTTTCTTTTGTAAACGCTGTGCATTTTAAATATGACATTTCAGGAATTACACACGGAATTCAGTTGATTGAATATTGTTCTGAAGATAAAGTACAGGGTCATTATGATTGGCATGTCGATTCTGGAAATGGGCAACCAGCATCTAGAAAAATATCTGTAACCATTCAGCTATCGGATCCGGAAGATTATGAGGGGTGCGAACTTATTATAAATAACCATGCTCATATAGTTACCGGAACAAAAGAAAAAGGTTCAGTACACCTTTTTCCCAGTTACATGTTACATAAAGTAGAACATGTTACCAAAGGTACAAGATATGCATTAGTAATTTGGGTGCATGGTCCAGGAAGATTTAAATAAGGAGATTTTAATGGCTGTCGTAGAATATAAAGATCATGTTTTTCACGGTGACCACAGAAGACTTATACCAGGATTTATCAGTAATGGTGGGCAGTGGCAAAATCCAAAGAATCATACATTTGTTGGCTGGGTTAAGGAAAATGCAGACTTTTATGTCCCTTGGGCAACATTAAAAGCATTGTCAAAAGAAGATTTTGTTCAAAGGGCTTTACAAATTCACGCTGAAAATCCTATATCTTTGCCTATAGACCGGATGAATCCAGCAAGAGAAATGAAAGTTTTAACAGAACAAGAAGTTATAGAACACGCGCAAGAATGGTATGATAACTACGTTTCATATTGCACTGAACATCATTAAAAAATGAGGTTATAATGGAAGAAAAAGGTAATGAATTGACTGTTTTTGAGGAAATACGTAGAGATTTAGCACTCAATAGTAATGACGTAAAGATTCCTCTTTCTATGGTTTTTGGTAGAGGCACAACTGCTGGAAATGTCCAGAGTTTTGGTGGTAATTCTTTAGTTGAAAATACGCAAAAAGTTGATCTGGCTCTTGCTAATGTCGGTGAACTTCAAACTATTTGGAATCACAGTCACACTCAATGGATGTGGAAGCATTTAAATTTAAGTTGGCATGCTCCTTTGAAAAATATGAGGCAAATTGCGGCTGAGATAAACAGAAAAAAATCTGCTCTGAATGAAGCTAAATGGAGACAAATTGAATCTGAAGTAAAGATTAGAAAAATAGAAGATGAATTGCAAAAAGGTAATCAAGACGGGTCTTTGGATTATTGGAGAGAAGTAGAACTTAAAATTAAGTTGGCAAAACTAAAAGAAGGTATTGCAGAAGGTGTAGTGGTAATTGAAGGTGCAATGAAAGATGTTCTTGTTTTAAATGAACTATATGAACAATTAAAACAAAAAGTTTCAGGGTTTTCTGAGGCTGATGTAGAAAAAGAAGAAACAAAAAATCATTTGAAAAGAGCATTAGTTCAAAGTATACGAGATGTTCGAATGACAGGTGCAATCAGTAAAGGTGAACAGGAATATATCGAACAAATTGGTATCAATCCAATGAAATTGCAATCTCTTTTAAGAAAGTATGTAGAAAGTGAGGCAAAGTCTGAATCATGGGATGTTAGTGAACTGTATGAATTTGTGGATGGATTGACAGATGAGCTAGTTGACTCATATAAAGTCGATGCAAAAAGAATGGCTTTACAGGGATTTTCTACAGAAATAATGGAAAATTTTACACAATCTGAAAAAGTGGCCCTCCTTTCAGACGATAGACAGGATGAAAAATAATGCCTCCATTAATGCTTGCTAAAAAAATTTTAGAATTAGATGAAAAAGAATTACTTAAAATTCTAAAACAATTGGAAATGGAAGAAAGAGATTTTTATAACCTCCTTAGGGAAAAAGTAGAAGATATTTAAATGACCATACGAATAAGAAAAAATAGTATTGAATTTGAAACTCCCAATGGAAACACTTATACTATTTCAGAGGTCAGTGATGGTTTCACTTTTGATGGGAGAATATCCTTTGTAAATAATATTTTAAGTTCTGGTTATATTTCGGGAGGTTACACAGGGACACCTCCCTCTATTAACTTTGTTGTAACAAATCAAATTCAAAAATTTCCTTTTGCGGTTGATACAAATTCTACTGATGTTGGTGACTTAACCTTCTCTAGAAGTGATGCTGCTGGACAGTCATCCACTGTTTCTGGCTATACTTCAGGTGGTTCAACTGGAAGTTTTTCAAACGTAATAGATAAATTTCCTTTTTCGGCAAATGCTAATGCAACAGACGTTGGTGATTTGACTATTGCAAGATATGGTGTCGCTGGGCAATCTTCTTCTATTTCCGGTTATTCATCCGGAGGTTTATCTCCTCCATCCAATTTTTCAAACGTAATAGATAAATTTCCTTTTGCAGCAAATGCAAATGCAACTGATGTTGGAGATTTAACTGTTGCAAGGCGATTTCCTGCTGGACAGTCATCTACAACTTTTGGTTATTCAACCGCAGGAAATGTTCCAATTAACAGTGGAAGTAATGTGATAGATAAATTTCCATTTGCGACAGATGCTAATGCAACTGATGTTGGAGATTTAACTGTTTCGAGGCAAAGTCCTGCTGGGCAATCATCCACAGTTTCAGGTTATACTTCAGGGGGATACACAGTTCCGATTAATATTCAAAATGTAATAGATAAGTTTCCATTTTCAACGGACGCCAATGCAACTGATGTTGGTGATTTGTCTCAATCAAGATCGTCTGTTTCTGGGCAATCATCCTTTGTTTCCGGTTATACATCAGGAGGTAATATTAGTACAAGTCTTTCAGCTCCCGTTTTTTTCGTAAATACGATAGATAAGTTTTTATTTTCAACGGACGCTAATGCAACTGATGTTGGTGATTTACTTGCTGCATTAAACGATTCAGCAGGTCAACAAGTTTAGGAATAAAAATGCCAATAAACATTTACGAAAATGAAATTGAATTCGACAGTGTTTCTATTTCAGTTGATGAACAGGGGCTTGTTTTAAACGGAAACTTTGTTGCTGCCGCTCTTGGTAATACAGTAGCACAAGGTGTTATAGCTGGTTATACATCAGGTGGTTACATTTCTCCATCTTCACAATCAAACGTCATAGATAAATTTCCCTTTGCCACAAATGCAAATGCAACTGATGTTGGTGATTTAACTATTGCTAGATATTCCGTTGCTGGGCAATCATCTACTGTTTCTGGATACACATCAGGTGGATATTCTTTTCCACCTGCCACTTTTTATAATGTAATAGATAAATTTCCTTTTGCAAGTAACGGAAATGCGACAGACGTTGGTGACTTGTCTGTAACAAGGAGAGGACCATCAGGGCAATCCTCTAGTATTTCTGGTTATAGTTCTGGAGGAAATACTCCTCCTTTATCAAATGTAATAGATAAGTTTCCATTTTCCACAAATGCAAATGCGACTGATGTTGGAGATTTAACTAGTTCTAAAAGAAATCTTTCAGGTCAATCTTCTACTGTTTTTGGATATGCCTCTGGTGGTTACTCAACAACCGCCTCACCAAATTTTTTAACCGCAATAGATAAATTTCCCTTTGCCACAAATGCGAACGCAACTTCTGTTGGTAATTTAACATTTTCAAGACAAACTGGAGGAGGGCAATCATCCATAGTTTCAGGTTATACATCAGGAGGAAGTCGCCCTTTGCCAGTAAATATAATAGATAAATTTCCATTTGCGACAGATACAAATGCAACTGACGTAGGAGATTTAACTGTAAGTAGAACAGGCACAGGGCAATCCTCAACTGTTTCTGGATATACTTCTGGAGGTTATGTCAATCCTCCATTTTCCTATTCAAATGTCATTGATAAATTTCCATTTGCGACAGATGCAAATGCAAGTGATGTTGGAGATTTAACTGTCACAAGAAGCAGTGCTGCCGGGCAACAAATATAAGGTTTCAAAATGTCAATTCAAATATTACCGGATAAAATTTTAATAGGACCATATACACTTAGAGACCTGGGTGACGGTAGGTTATCTTTTGACGGTAATGTCTATGCAAAATCATACGCACCGCAAACAGGCAAATATTTAGCCGGCAACCTTTCTGGGTATACATCAGGAGGATATGTTAGCACATACGTAAATACAATAGATAAATTTCCTTTTGCAGCAAATGCAAATGCAAGTGATGTTGGAGATTTAACCTCTAGTAGATATAGCCCCGCAGGGCAATCTTCAACAGTTTCAGGTTATGCATCTGGAGGTGCTTCTTCAAGCCCCACCAATATAATAGATAAATTTCCTTTTGCGACAAACGCAAATGCTGCCGATGTTGGTGATTTAAGTGTTGCAAGGCAAAATGTATCTGGCCAATCATCTTCTTTTTTTGGTTATACATCAGGAGGAAATGAGGCTCCTGGAGCGGCATCAAATGTGATTGATAAATTTCCTTTTTCGACAAACGCAAATGCAACTGATGTAGGAGATTTAACTGTAGCAAGATACTTATCCACGGGGCAATCATCTACTGTTTCAGGTTATACATCAGGAGGTTCACCTCCTTTTAGAAATGAAATAGACAAGTTTCCTTTTGCAACAAATGCAAATGCAACTGATGTTGGCGATTTAACTATTCAAAGAGCTTCTCCTGCTGGGCAATCATCTACTGTTTCAGGTTATTCATCCGGCGGTGATAATGGTGGCCCAACATCCACCACGGATGTAATAGACAAGTTTCCTTTTGCAACAAATGCAAATGCAACTGATGTTGGCGATTTAACTGTATCAAGATATAGTCCCGCAGGGCAATCATCTATAATTTCGGGTTATTCATCTGGAGGTCTTACTTTTAGTATTTCAAACGTCATAGATAAATTTCCCTTTGCCACAAATGCAAATGCAACTGATGTTGGTGATTTGACTGTATCTCGTTGGCTTGCGACAGGGCAACAAATATAGTACACTAAATAATTTTAAATTGATTTGAAAGGAAATTATTATGAAAAAGATTTTGATCATGGGTCTTCCAGGTTCAGGTAAGACATACTTTGCGGAAAGATTGAAAAAATATTTAGAAGATAATAGCAATTTACAGAATTGCCCAGAAGGGACATTATCAAATTATGAAACTGTTCCATTACACTGGAAAGCAAAAGTTGACTGGTTCAATGCCGATGAAGTTAGAAAGCGGTATAACGATTGGGATTTTAGTCACGAAGGTAGAATCCGTCAAAGCCTAAGGATGGCTGAGTTTGCCTTAAAATGCAAAGGTGATTATGTGATTTGTGATTTTGTCGCACCTCTAGTTGAGATGAGAAACAACTTCAAAGCAGATTGGACCATCTGGATGGACACAATCGATGCAGGAAGATTTGAAGACACTAATAAGGTATTTGTACAACCAGAAGTGTATGATTTTAGAATTAATGAAATGAATGCTGAAAAATGGGTTTCATTTGTCGGTGAACATATCTTAGAAAACAAAAGACGCCCAACTTTTGACTGGAAAAAAGAGACTGTACAAATGTTGGGAAGATGGCAACCATGGCATGCTGGGCACCGTGCTTTATTTGAGAGAGCAATCAGAAAAACTGGGCAAGTGGTAATTCAAATTCGTGATTGCCAAGGTTGGCAAGGCACTAATCCTTTTGCGATTGAACAAGTTAAAAACTATATTCGAAAAGATTTGGATCTACAGTATCAAGGAATGTATACGATTCAGGTTGTTCCAAATATCGTAAATATCACGTATGGAAGAGATGTTGGTTACAAGATTGAACAAGAAGTTTTTGACGAATCAATACACAACATCAGCGCAACAAAGATTAGAAAAGAAATGGGTTTCGATAAATAATCCATTATATTCTAAAAGGGCAGAAAAATGCCAGCAGTAACTAATAGAAACACATTCAAAGACTATTGTTTACGAAGACTGGGTTTTCCTACGATTGAAATAAACGTTGATGATGATCAGGTAGAAGACCGTATCGATGACGCTTTACAATATTGGCAAGATTATCACTTTGATGCTTTACAGAAGGTTTATTATATCCGTGCATTAAACTCTACGGATATGACCAATAAGTACATAAATTTGGATCCTTCTGTAACACTAGACACAAGTGGCAACTCTGTTAATATTATTGGTGTTACTCGTGTATTTCCAATCTCAGACTCAATTAACCAAAACAATATGTTCGACCTCAGATACCAACTGCGTCTGAACGAACTGTATGATTTTACGTCTGCCTCCTATATCAATTATACTTTAACAATGCAGCATCTCCGTTCATTGGAACTTCTATTTACCGGTGAAGTTCCAATACGCTTTCAACGTCACATGCATCGTTTGTACTGTGACTGGGGTTGGGGAACTGCTGTTCAAGCTGGTACAGTCGTTATTGCTGAATGTTTTGCGCTTATCAAACCAGAAGATTATATTTCGGTGTGGAATGACCGATGGTTAAAAGAGTATGCTACCTCATTGATAAAAAGAAACTGGGGAAGCAATCTCAAAAAGTTTGCTGGAGTACAACTGCCCGGAGGTGTAATGCTGAATGGGCAAGTAATTTATGATGAGGCTGTAGAGGAAATAAAGGCTCTAGAACAAGAAATGCAAAGCAAATATGAACTTCCAGTGGACTTTTATCTAAACTAATGGCTACCAATCTATATTTTAATAACTTCAATTCAAGCCCAGAACAAAGACTTGTCGAGGACTTGATGATCGAGACCATTAAAATTAATGGTGTCGATTGCTATTATATTCCAAATATAAATGAAGCAGCCAGAGACCTTCTTTATGGTGAAGATCCACTTAAAAAATTTACTGCCGCATACCCTCTTGAATTGTATATCACAAATGTAGATGGTTACGAAGGTGAGAGGGAGTTTTTCTCTAAATTCGGGCTTGAAATTCGTAACAACATGTCGGTAATTATATCAAAAAGATCGTTTGCTCGTTGGGTTCCACAGACATATCACCGCCCAAGAGAAGGTGATTTAATTTACATACCTTTCTTTGCGCAGACGGGTGAGATGTATGAGATTAAATATGTAAACTTCTCAGAAGCATTCTATGTTTTAGGTAACAAGTATCCATATTTCTATAAACTTGAGTTAGAGAAATTCAAATACTCACAAGAAACTATCGATGTTGGTATTCCAATTATAGATGAATTGGTATATCAAGATGCATATTCAATAGAATTGACGGTAAACAAAGCAACAGGAAATGGAAACTTTATACGTGGCGAATCTATACATAACACATCAAATACTGTATATGGAACAGTAACAGACTGGAATGCAAACACAGGTATTATAAAAGTAACCGATCTGTATGGAACTTTTGCTAACAGTATGCTTCTGCGTGGAAATACAAGTAATGCATCTTATACAACAACAGCAGCACCGGATGAATTAAAAGATAATGAAATAAGAGAAATGTATGATAACAAAGTAATTCAAAACGAAGCTGATGTTATCATAGACACAACAGAAACAAATCCTTTTGGTAGAATATCATGACTATAAATTATTCTTACCATAGAATTATCAGAAAAATAATTGTAGCTTTCGGTGATATGTTCAATAGCGTTAAAATTGGAAGATATGATGCCAATGGCAATGAGATTGAAAAATTTCTTGTTCCTTTGTTATACGGCGGTAAAGAAAAATATGTCTCCCGTTTAGAAGGTGATCCGGAACTCGATAAAAAGGTTCAGATTACTCTTCCAGTTATGTCTTACGAAATGACAAACATGTCATATGATGCAGGAAGGAAACTAAATTCAAATTTCAAAAATATCGGATCAAGTTATTCACAAAATGCGGCTTTAGCAGTTTATAATCCAGTGCCATTTGATTTTGATTTTTCTCTTTTTGCTTATGTTCGTAACTTTGAAGATGGTGCTCAAATCATGGAAAAAATTCTTCCATATTTTACACCAGATTATACAGTAAATGTCAATTTATTACCAGAATTAGGTATAATTAAACAACTTCCAATCGTACTAAAGAGTGTATCACACGAAAATGATTATGAAGGTGCTTATGATTCAGATGTTAGAAGAATAATTTGGACTTTAAACTTTACGGTTAAAGGTTACATATATGGCCCAATATCTGAACCAAAGATTATTAGAACTTCAATTACAAATATATTAGATGACAATACATTGAATCATGAAAGTGTCGTAGGTATAACCATGAATTCTGGAGGGTTTGGTAATTATCAACTATCGGAAACAGTATATCAAGGTTACTCGTTTGAAACATCGACAGCTAGTGCAGCCGTAACTAATTGGAATTCTACAACTAAAACTTTGACGATTGGTAAACCGACAGGGCATTTTATTAGTGGGCAGAACGTCATTGGATTAACCACGCACTCAACTTGGACAGCCAATACATTCAGTATAAATCCATCGGATCTTGTAACTATCACCATAACACCAAATCCTTCCAATGTTATTCTTCCAAATAACTATACATATACAACCGTAATAACTGAATTTCCAAATACATAAATGTCAAACTTTGAAAAAAATATGGCTGAAATTTTTGATGTGGTGCCAGTCGAAAAACCAAATTTACCAGTCGCAAAACAAACACCAAGCACAGAAGGTTTGGAAATAGACCTAGATGCCGACTATCTAGAATCTAGACAAACATACAAAGAGCTTATTGAAAAGGGTAATCAGGCCATTGATCATCTTCTGGCAATCGCCTCGGAAACAGAACACCCTAGAGCATTTGAAGTTGTAGCCACACTCATTAAAAACACCACTGAGGCAAACGAAAAGCTTCTAACTATGCAGAAAATGATGCGAGAAATGAAAGGTATGAAATCTAATGATCAAAATAAAGTTTCTGTAGACAAAGCTATATTCATAGGATCGACTGCTGAACTGTCAAAACTAATAAAAGGTAAGAAATCTCTTGATGAATAAAGATTCTTATAGAGATAATCCTCTACTAAAACGTGCAGGAGTACAGCACAATTATACAGAAGAAGAGATTAAAGAATATATTACGTGTTCAAAAGATCCCGTTTACTTTGCGGAAAAATATATTAAGATTGTTAACGTCGATAAAGGTTTGATACCGTTTGATATGTGGCCGTTTCAAAAAGATATGATTCGGTTGTTTCATGAAAACAGATTTGTAATTACAAAATGCCCTCGCCAGGTTGGTAAAACAACCACATCAGTAGGTTACCTTCTTTGGCTAACACTCTTTTCCGATTCTCAAAACATTGCCGTTCTTGCAAATAAAGGTTCTTTAGCTAGAGACATTCTATCCAAGTATCAACTTGCATATGAGAATTTACCAATGTGGTTGCAACAAGGTGTTGTGACCTGGAACAAAGGTAACGTCGAACTGGAAAACGGTTCAAAGATTATTGCTGCTTCAACCTCATCTTCTGCCATTCGAGGTGGTGCTTTCAATGTCGTTTTCTTGGACGAATTTGCGTTCGTTCCAGCCAATATTGCAAATGAATTCTTCAACTCTGTTTACCCTGTTATTTCGTCTGGTAAATCCACAAAAATCATTATAGTTTCCACACCAAACGGTATGAATCTGTTCTACAAGCTTTGGATGGATGCTATAGGCAAGAAAAACGGATACAAACCTTTCCAAATTCACTGGTCCATGGTGCCAGGTAGAGATGAAAAATGGAAAGAAGAAACGATCAAGAACACATCCGAAGAACAATTTAGACAAGAGTTTGAATGTGAATTCTTAGGTTCAACAAATACTCTAATCTCTGGTTCGAAACTTGCGCAACTTGTTTATACTGAACCAGTTATTCGTCATGAATTACTTCATATCTATGAGCCTCCAGTGAAAGGTGATGATGAAAAAACAAAGGATCATATATATGCTATATGCGTAGATCCCTCAGAAGGTAATAATCTGGATGATTCTGCATTTTCTGTCTTTGATATTTCAACAGTACCATATAAACAAGTAGCAAAATACAACAGTTCTTCTATTTCACCTCTTCTTTTCCCCACGGTAATCTACAATACAGCAAAACTATATAATGATGCGTATGTTTTAGTCGAGATTAACAATACTCCTCAAATAGCAGACACGTTACATCGTGATTTTGAATATGAAAATGTTGTAAAGGTTGAAACTGGAAACAAAAAAGCACAGTCAATTGGCACAGGTTTTGGTAGAGGTGTACAGCTTGGTGTGAAAATGTCTGCGCAGGTGAAAAGAATTGGTTGTTCAAATCTGAAAACACTGATTGAATCCAATAAATTAATCATACAAGACTTCGACACAATATCTCAATTAACAACATTTGTATCGGCTCACAACAGTTTCAGAGCAGAAGAAGGTGCAAATGATGATATTGTTATGACACTCGTTATGTTTGCATGGATGACAACTCAACAATATTTTAAAGAAATTGTAAATCATGATCTAAGAAAGCAGATGCAATTGGAAATGATGAATCAAAAGGACGAAGAAATACCTTCCTTTGGGTTATATGATGATGGAAAAGAAGAAAAATACATCGTTGAGGGTGGTGATGTATGGTTAGTAAAAGAAGAAGAATCACTATTTAGATTCTGACTCTAAAATCACCATTTCATAAATATACCATAGGTTAAATTGCCAAAGCAAGATCATATAACAAGGAGATAAAAATGGCATTTCAGATTTCTCCAGGCGTAAACGTTTCCGAGGTCGACCTAACTACAGTCGTACCTGCGGTTTCTACTACTGCTGGTGCTTTCGTTGGACCATTTCAATGGGGTCCAGTCAATAAAAGAACACTTGTTACAAGCGAATCTGCGCTTGTGACTGCATTTGGTAAGCCAGACGGAAATACAGCAACATCTTTCTTTTCTGCGGCTAACTTTTTAGCATACGGAAATAATCTTCAGGTTGTTCGTGCGGCAAATACAACAGCATATAATGCAACACAGAACACAAGTGCTATCGTTCAAATAGCAAGTGAAGATGTATATGATGTTTCATACACATCCGATTCAACATCGGTATCATTTGTGGCTCGATATCCTGGTGCTCTTGGAAATTCATTAAAAGTTTCAATAAATTCTGCTAATACGGCATTAAATGCTTCTACAGCTTTTGCAAGTTGGCAATATAAGAGCAATTTTAGTGCTGCACCAAATACAAGTTCTTATGTTTCAAATGCAGGTGGAGCATATGATCAATTACACGTTATAGTAATTGATGAAGATGGATTATTCAGTAATGGTGCAAAAGGTACAGTTTTAGAAACTTTTCCTTTCTTATCAAAAGCTTCTGACGCAATCTATGATGACGGGTCTCCAGCATATTACAGAACAGTAATTAGAAATCAATCAAAGTACATCTATGCTCTTGGACCAGTTAATCCTACAAACACATCAACAACTTGGGGTTCAACGTCAGTAACAGATTTTTCAGGTATTTCAACTGGCGCAACTGTTTCATTATCAGGTGGAACATCACAAGCAGTACAAGCAGCAGATATTACAACAGGTTGGGATATTTTTTCAAATCCAGATATTGTTGATATTTCATTACTTGTCTCAGGTGATGCAACGACAACAACACAACAAACAGTCATTGATTTGGCTGTTTCAAGAAAAGATTGTATTGCATTCATTTCACCTCCAAGCACAGTTGTCAGTTCTGCAACACCAGACTCAGTAGTTACAACTTGGGCATCTTCAACACTTGGAAGAGCAACAACATATGCGGTCGCAGATAGTGGCTGGAAATATCAATTCGACAAGTATAACAATTTATATCGTTGGATACCATTAAACGGAGATATTGCCGGGCTATGTGTTCGCACAGATCAAACAAATGATCCTTGGTTCTCACCTGCTGGTGTTAATCGAGGTGCAATTAAAAATGTAGTCAAATTGGCATGGAATCCATCACAATCTCAACGTGATGCAATTTACTCGGTAGGTGTAAATCCTGTAGTTTCTCTACCAGGGCAAGGCACAATACTATATGGCGATAAAACATTAATAACACAACCTTCTGCTTTTAGTAGAATTAATGTCCGTCGTTTGTTTATCGTACTTGAAAAAGCAATTTCAACTGCTGCTAAATTCTCACTGTTTGAACTTAACGATGAATTTACTAGAGCGCAATTTGTGGCAATCGTTGAACCATTTTTACGTGACGTTAAAGGTCGCCGTGGTATTTACGATTATCGTGTTGTTTGTGATACAACAAATAATACTGCTCAAGTAATCGACTCGAACCAGTTTGTTGGTGACATTTATATTAAACCTGCACGTTCTATCAACTATATTCAGTTGAACTTTGTTGCAGTACGTAGCGGCGTAAGCTTCAGTGAAATCGTTGGTTCTGTCTAATAAATAATAGGAAATAGGAGAAAACAATGGCTTTTAATGTAGCAGAGTTCAGAGCAAATCTTGTAGGAGATGGTGCTCGTCCAAATCTGTTCCAAGTCACAATGACTTTTCCAACATTTAGTACAGAGGCAACAACTTCTGCACAAGCATTAACATTTTTATGTAAGAGCGCACAGTTGCCAGGTTCAACACTTGGCACTGTCCCACTGTTTTACTTTGGGCGTGAATTAAAATTTGCTGGAAATAGGAATTTCGCTGACTGGACAATTACAATAATCAACGATGAAAACTTCAAAGTTCGTAAAGCTTTTGAATCTTGGATGAACGGTATTAATTCACATACAACTAATCTCAGAAACGGAGTTGCAGGTTCACCAACAGGTTATTCTGTCGATGCGAAAGTAAATCAATATGACAAAGGCGGAAATATTATCAAAGCATATAACTTTGTAGGTGCATTCCCTGTTGACTTAGCACCAATTGATCTTGACTGGGGTTCGAATGATGCAATCGAAGAATTTTCGGTAACCCTAGCGTATCAGTGGTGGGAATCGGATACTACTTCTTAATATAGAGGGGCATAAGCCCCTCATTATGTTTAATTTGAAAAGAAAGAGAAATCAATGGCTTTGAACTTGTTCGGCTTTCAAATCTCAAGACAAAAGACTGAAGTACAACAACAGTCTGAGAAAACTTTTGCCGTCCCATCCAATGAGGACGGTGCATTAACTATTTCCGCCGCGGCATATTATGGTACATATGTTGATTTAGACGGAACGGCAAAAAATGAGGTTGAATTAATTTCTCGTTATAGAGAAATGGCAATGCAGCCAGAAATTGAATCTGCAATCGATGACATTGTTAACGAAGCTATCGTTCAAAATGACAACGGGCAATCGATTCGAATTATTATGGACGATCTAAAGCAACCAGACAAAATTAAAAAAGCCATTGAAGAAGAATTCAAAATTATACTCAGAGTATTAAACTACAATAATATGGCTACGGATATTTTCCGTAGATTCTACGTAGACGGAAGATTGTTCTATCACATTATTATCGATCAAGAAAACCCACAGTCTGGTATTAAAGCACTTAGATATATTGATCCCAGAAAGATAAGAAAAGTTCGTGAAGTTAAGAAAGAAAAAGATAAATCAACAGCAGCAGATGTGGTAACAACTGTAAATGAATATTATATTTACAACGACAAAGTAGTTTCAGGTACTTCATCCAGTTATGGACCTGTAGGCGTCCGTATCGCAAAAGACTCTATCATCAATATCAATTCAGGATTGATGGATTCTCGTCGTGCAGTTGTGCTTTCGTATCTACACAAAGCAATCAAACCACTCAATCAGTTACGTATGATTGAAGATGCTACGGTCATTTACCGTATATCAAGAGCACCAGAACGTAGAATTTTCTATATCGATGTAGGCAATTTACCTAAATTAAAGGCTGAACAATACCTACGCGACATTATGGTCAAGTATAAAAATAAACTTGTCTATGATGCTCAGACAGGTGAAGTCCGTGATGATAGAAAATTCCTGTCAATGATGGAAGATTTCTGGCTACCTCGTCGAGAAGGTGGTAAAGGTACAGAAATTACAACATTACCTGGTGGGCAAAATCTAGGTGAACTAGAAGACGTTAAATACTTTGAAAAAAAATTGTACAAAGCATTAAATGTTCCAGTATCACGTTTAGATCCAAATCAAACTGGATTTTCACTTGGCAGAGTTGGTGAAATTACACGTGATGAAGTAAAGTTTTCAAAGTTTGTTGATCGCCAAAGGCAGAAGTTTGCAGAAGTTTTCGATCAAGCACTGCGTGTGCAATGTGTACTAAAAGGTATTTGTACATCTGATGAGTTCGACGAATTTAAAGAGTACATATACTACGATTTCTTAAAAGACAATAATTTTGCCGAGTTAAAAGAAGCAGAATTGGTAAGAGAACGTTTGTCACTTCTTGGTTCTGTAGACCCGTATGTTGGGCGTTATTATTCGATGGAGTGGATACAAAGAAATGTATTGAGAATGACGGATGATGATATCAAAGAAATGCGTAAACAAATTGACGATGAAAAAGAAGCAGGATTAATTTTAGATCCAATGCAAATTGCGCAACAAGGGCAAGCAGAATTAGCTGCTGATGCGGCCGATGCAAAAACTGGAAATGCTCCAACATCTCCTGCAATTTCAAATGCTTCACCAGTATCCGGAGATACAGCAGATAATAAACCAGTAAAAGGTGATTTGAGTTTGAAAGAATCTCTCGCATTGCGTATGCTGAAAAGAGTGGTATAAATAATTTATATTTAATGGAGAAAAATAATGCCAGATGAAAATATTCAAGCAGTAGTTGACAATGCTCTCGTCGATAACGCCACAGAAATGAGAGCTGCGCTTTATAATGCAATCAATGATAAAATTTTTGATGCATTAGAACAACGTAAACAAGAGATGGCAAGAAACTTTATTTCTCAATATGATTCCGATAATGAAGAAGAATCAGACGAACAAGAAGAAGATTCTGCTGAAGAAGAACAAGAAGAAGATACGGAAGATACAGAAGATTCAGAAGAAACGCAGCAATGAAAAGATTAAAAGACTTTCTTCAAACAAAGATTGACGAAGATGGTTCTCCTGATGTAGACGGAGATGGTTGGCTTTCACCATCAGAATTGCATCAGCATTTAGATATTCAGAAAAGAGGAAAAGTCGATCTTGGTGATTATGCTGCGCATGTAATGTTCCACGCTCATCATCCAGAATACCTTGCACCATATGTTGCATCATTTAATGATGTGCAAAAAAGGCACGCTGAAGGTCAACACATGTGTGACCACGATCCGGTCTTTAAAAAATTAATGAACAAGGATTCTTTGGTTGCAACAAATTATCCTGTATATGAAGGTAGAGAAGCTGGGCATTCTGAGCAAGATCCTCCAGCAGTTTTAATAATGAGAAGAAAATCTATTCGTTTATTTCCAAACGGGCAAAAAGTTGCTTTATATTACGTCGATAAAATTAACAAGTATGTTACTGTACCATATGATGGTATTATGCAACTATCTACCGAAGAAACTGTATTAGATAAAATTAAAATTGTTGCCGAACAAAAACAAAAAATGGTTGTTGAGCATTTAGATGGTTCGACATCCGAAATCACTCCAGAAATAGCAAACAATATAATGGCTGTTTATAAAAAAATCAATGAGACAAACAAAGAAAAAATGGCCGATATGCTAGAAGCGAGTGCAAAACATTTTCAAACTATAGTTAAGTTTTCCAAGGAATAAAAATGGCAAACCAATTCTCATATCAAGTTTTAAAAGACGATACACAACATGTCATTGTTAAACTAACAGGTTCTTTTGATGGTTCCGGGCAAGAAGATAATGTGTATAGAATTCAAGCAAACACTTTTTATGGTGCTCTTGCTACCAACGGTTTCCCTGTTGCTAATGTTTATGGTGGATCCGCGAACACCACTCTTTCGTATTATGCATTAACAGTGAATAGAGTTTGGTATGACACAGATACTAGTTCTGGTTCAGTTGAACTTTATTGGGCAAATACGGCAAGTGCAACAGCAGAAGATGGAGTACCACTTTTGTTCATGCAAGGAAACGGAACATACGACGGTGATGGAAGTTGGATTACGATTAAAAATCCTACTGTAACTGCAAACAATAATGGTGATATTGGAATACATACTCGTGGGCAAGTAGCTAATGCGTCTTACACAATTATTTTAGAGTTAAGAAAAGATAACGCTTACTATCAGCGTGGGCAATTTAATGATCCTGCTGCATTTAACTATGGTGCATTTACACTTAAACCATAATGTCAATAATTAAAGAACGAATTGAGCGTTTATTTGAAAAGAAGTTGCTCGAATTAAATGAGGGCAACGTACAAAAATTTGGTAGAACAAAATTAGTAAAAGTAAGAGTACGAGGCGGTAAAGTACAAAGAAGAAAAAAGTTCTCTAGCGTACCAGGGTATACAATAAGAGGTGGCAGACTTGTTAGAATGTCACCTCAAGAAAGACGAAAAAGAAAAATGGGTGCCAGAAGAGCTAAAATTAAACGTAAAAGTAAATTAAACACAATTCTTCGTAAAAGAAGAATGTCACTTAGAAGAAGGGCTTCTTTGGGGGTAAGATGAAACTAATTAAAGAAATAACAGAAACGGTACAATACCTTACAGAAGAGAAGGACGGAAAGAAGTCACTTTTTATTGAAGGTCCTTTCCTTGTAGCCGAGAGACAAAATAAAAATAAACGCCTCTACGAATACAATACTTTAAAAAAAGAAGTAGATCGTTATACCCAAGAATATATCAATAAGAATCGAGCTTTTGGTGAATTAGGGCATCCTGATTCACCAACTATTAATCTGGATCGCGTATCACACATGGTTACCGGTTTAAGAGAAGATGGTACGCAATGGGTTGGTAAAGCAAAGATTCTCGATACACCAATGGGTAACATTGCAAGAAATCTAATCGAAGGTGGAGCTATGCTAGGAGTTTCATCAAGAGGTATGGGTTCTCTTAAAATGGTCAACGGTGTCAATGTTGTACAACCCGATTTTTATCTAGCCACAGCGGCAGATATTGTGGCCGACCCTTCTGCACCTGGTGCTTTCGTGCAGGGAATTATGGAAGGCAAAGAATGGATGTTAGTAGATGGTAAATGGACCGAAGTTCATCTTCAAGAAGCAAAGAAAGAAATTCGTAAAGCTTCAAGAAAACAAATTGAACAAGTAAGTTTACAAATATTCGAAAACTTCATTAAAAAATTATAATATTATAAATATTCCACATATAACCAAGGAGATTTCCAAATGGGTAAGAAGTTCAATCTATCTGAAGCTGCCGCTGAAATTTTAAACAAGAGCATCAGCACAGCTAAAAAAGATGCGCCAGGCCGTCTGCCAACATCAGTCGTTGCTGGTCAGAAAGAAGTAGGTGACATTGGCACAGAAGTTACAAAAACTACAGATGGTGGTCCAGATGCAACTAAAGGTGTTCCAACAGCAACACCACCAGGTGCAACACCTCCAGTTGGTGCTGAGCCAATGAAAAAACTAAAAGGTCAACCTGCTGAACAAGGTTCTGTTGAAAGCCCAGAAGGAAAACCAGGGCGTCAAATGATGGACAAAAACAAAGGTGCCACATTTCAATCTTATGGTGGTCAGCACGAAGAAGTTGATGCTGATGAAGAAGTAATTGAAGAAGAAAAAGAAGAAGACCATGAAGATGAGAAAGAAGACAAAAAGCTCATTAAGAAAATGGTCAAGAAAGACAGCATGAAAGAAGATATTGATGCGCTTATGCAAGGTGAGGACCTGTCTGAAGAATTCGTACAAAAAGCAACAACAATCTTTGAAGCAGCAGTCATGTCTCGCGTACAAGAGATCGTTGAAGAAATGGAAACAGAATACGAACAACAATTTGATTCTGCTCTTACGGAACTCAGAGAAGACTTTGCAACAAAGATTGATGACTATCTGAATTATATGGTTCAAGAATGGATGGAAGAAAATGAACTTGCCATTGAATCTGGGCTTCGTTCAGAAATCGTAGAAGACTTTATCGTTGGTTTACGCAACCTGTTTGCAGAACACTACATTGACATTCCAGAGGAAAAAGTTGATGCAGTGGAAGAACTTGCTGGTAAAGTTGAAGAACTGGAAGAAGAACTTAACGAACAGATTCAACGTTCTGTTGAGCTTTCCAAAACAATTAATGAATACAAAAAAATTCAGGCCGTGCAAGCAGTTTGCGAAGGCCTAACGCAGACTCAGGTAGAGAAACTTAAATCACTCGCAGAGAGTGTCGAGTTCACTTCTGAGGAAGATTTCACCGAAAAGCTTAATACGCTGAAAGAAGCATATGCTCCTTCAACAGTTAAAGCTGGTGAAAAGTCTGCCCTAGAAGAAGGCGTCGAAGTACCAGAAGACAAACCAACAAAGTTGTCATCTGACCCACTCGTAGACGCTGTAGCAAAAACAATCTCAAAATCGGTATTAAAATAAATAATACCATAATTAACACATAGGAGTATTTAAATGTACCTATCTGAAGAAATTCAATCAAAATGGAAACCAGTTCTTGAGCATCCAGAGCTGGAAGCAATTAAGGATCCATATCGTAAAGCCGTCACTGCAATGGTTCTTGAGAACCAGTCACAGGCAATGGCATCTGATCGCGCTCAAATGGGCATGCTTACAGAAACAACAAGCGTAGGACCAACAAACGTTACTGGTTCTGGCGTTCAGAACTTTGACCCTATTCTTATTAGCCTGGTTCGCCGTGCGCTTCCTAACCTGATCGCTTATGACGTTGCTGGCGTTCAGCCAATGACAGGTCCCACTGGTCTTATTTTTGCAATGCGCGCACGTTATGGTCAGAACATGACTTCTGGTTCAGAAGCCTTCTTCAATGAAGCTAATACACAGTTCTCTGGTATCGGTTCAGATACAAACCGTTTCGGTTTCGCCAACAACACAACTGGTGACACAATCACCAATCCAGTTGGTAACGGTTTCACAACTGCCAATACCTTCACAACTGGTATCGGTATGCCAACTGCCACTGCTGAATTCATGGGTTCTGAAAGCAACACAGCATTTGGTCAAATGGCATTCTCAATTGAGAAAGTTACTGTTACTGCACAAAGCCGTGCGCTGAAAGCTGAATACTCACTAGAACTTGCACAAGACCTGAAAGCAATTCACGGGCTTGATGCTGAGACAGAACTTTCAAACATTCTGTCAACAGAAATTCTTGCTGAGATCAACCGTGAAGTTATCCGTACAATCTACACTGTTGCTAAGAACGGTGCTCAGTATGGTACGACAACCGCTGGTGTATTTGACCTTGACACAGATTCAAATGGTCGTTGGTCAGTTGAGCGTTTCAAAGGTCTAATTTTCCAGATCGAACGTGACGCTAACGTTATTGCTAAAGAAACTCGTCGTGGTAAAGGTAACGTTCTGATCGTTTCTTCAGACGTTGCTTCCGCAATGGCCATGGCTGGTGTTCTTCAGTATACACCTGCTCTGTCAGCCGATCTACAAGTTGATGACACTGGTAACACTTTTGCAGGTCTTCTGCATGGTCGTATCAAAGTTTACATCGATCCATACTTCGGTGGCTATACAAGCAATCAAGAGCTTGTCACAATCGGTTATAAGGGTTCTTCACCTTATGACGCTGGACTGTTCTATTGCCCATACGTTCCTCTCCAGATGGTTCGTGCGGTTGATCAGTACACCTTCCAGCCAAAGATTGGTTTCAAGACTCGTTACGGTATGGTAGCAAACCCATTTGCTGGTGGTCCTAACGCTGATCTGGGTCAGTTGTACTCTAAGCGTAACACATACTACCGTATTTTTAGAGTCGCAAATCTTATGTAATTTGTTTTTGATAAAACTACCATCAAGAGTAGTATTTGAGGGACCTTCGGGTCCCTCTTTTTTTATTCCTAAATAGTAGATAAGGAGGAAACCATGAGTGGGCTAATCACAAAACCTAAGAATACTAATCTATTACAACCTACCAAATATTCTGTTAGTTTTCCAGAAATTTCAGATACGATTTATTTTTGCCAAAAAGTAAATTTACCTGGTGTTCAAGTCAGTGAATTACCACATGTAACTCCTAATCTCGATCTTTTTGTAGCTGGTACCAAAATCACATATGGTTCTTTTGATATAGAATTTTTGGTAAATGAGGATTTGACCTCGTGGCTGTATATTCATAATTGGATAAAAGGTATTACGACAGACATGAACTATCGATCATTTCCAAAAGTTCAAGCCATATTAACCATTTATTCTAATCAAAACAATCCAAAATTCAGAATAAAATATAATGATATTTTTCCATTAAATTTGGGTGATATAGAATTCGATACCACTTTATCGGCTGA